GTTCAAGTGTAATTCCCCACTTTTGTGCGAGTCGTACGTCTTCTTGAGAGAGTTTAACTTTCTTGTTAGACGGGGATGCTGAAGTGTGCGATGCTCCAGCTACTACTTGAGAAGCCGTTGACGTAGGCTTCGTACGTGGTTTCTCCGCTTCTGTTTCTTCTGAAGCTTGGCGGAATTTATAAGGGAAAGCAGTAGCCATGCGGCCAGAGATTTCCTCGTAATAATCGTCATCAGACGGGTCAAAGCCTTCGTCCTGAAGTTGATTATCAATTTCTAAAGCAGCTGCAGTCATCACACGGTCTGTATTAAACCACTCGTTTTCAGCTGCCCACTTGTGTGCCTTCTCTTCGGCCACTCCAGGGTTTGAAGAAGGTGCTGCTTGTTGTGCAGCTTCGTTGAATGTTGTTGGTTTAAACGACTCAGCTTCTTGTTTAAAGTTTTTAATGTTATAGCTATCTTGCTGCGCATTAGTAAGTGATTCTTGCGCCTGTAAGATTCTATCTGAGTCCCCACTGTCCAGTGCTTCTTTATAGGCACTCTTAGCAAGTTCAATTCTTTCGGTAACCTGACGCTCATTAGATTCTACGTTTGTGTTTAGAAGAGTACCGTATTCTTCTTCACGCTGCTGCAGTTTAACCTGCATGTCTTTTTGAGCTTGTAGCAGTTCTTCAATCTGAGCTTCACGTTCCTTCTTCTGTTTTACCAGCTGACGTATACGCTTCTGTGCGCCCGATGTTTCTGCTTCTTTAGCTGGTGCTTCCTCTTCCACTTCTGCGGTGGTAGTGTCTTCTTCAGCTTCTACTTCTGGGGTTGGAGCAGGTTTAGCCTGCTTCTCAACTTCTACTTCTGGTGCAGCAGATACAACTTCTTCTTCTGCGCCTTCAATTTCAATTTCAATTTTATCGGGGGATTCACCTTGTTCAGGTGTAATAGTAGACCATTCAGTCTCTGCCATTTGTACTTCTCCTGTTTAACGTCCTCAGCGAACTTAGACGAATAACGCTGATGTGATATATTATATAGTATAAGTTACCGTGTCACAATAGCAACACGTTAAATTAATTTGATAGATTAAATGTTGGGTCTAAATCTTTAGGGCTTCCAACTACCATTTTAACATCGTCGTCAAAAATAAGCAGTAGCTGTATGCCTTTGTATAGGAATTTATTCCCTGCGTGTTTACCGTAACACACATAGTCTCCCTCTTTACACCAAGGGGTATCGCCAAACTTGCTGTCTTGATAGGCGGCGCTGCCTACCTTAAGTACACGGCCAACTGTTGTAAGATAAGCCATGTCCGATTTGGTTGAGTCAGGAAGAATAATACCTCCCTTTGTCTTCTCCTTAACAGAGATAGGGCGGACAAGTACAGTGTATCCTGGAACTTCTGGTAATGGTGTCGGGTCAGGTACATCGTCATTTGTAATCCACTCGTCGTTTTTAATAGCATTAGATGCTGCTTGCATTAGTCTAGTCCTCTTCTATGTATTTAGTTAGATAGTCTTTAATAATACCAATTGATTTCTCAATCCCTGCAATATTACCTACCACCTCCTTATACATAGGATAGTCTGAAGCTGTCCCATATGCAAGCGAATTTTTCAATCCTTCAATTTCTTTTTGAAGTTCTTTAATTAGTTCTTCGTATAGCACTACTCGATGCCCTGTTCCTTAATAACTTTCTGAAGAAGGTCTGTAGAAATTCTAGCTTCTTCAAGGTCGTTTGACTCTTGAGCCTTAATAAGGTTGGCAAGAACGTCCATTGCTTTCAAAGCACGTTTGGAGTTTCTATCTTCTTCCTTCTGGTAAGCAGACATCTGATTCTCTACGCCTGCCTTTTGAGCATCAAGAACAATCTTCTGTTCTTTCAGGTCAAGGTCACGCTGTTTAAGTGCAGCATCTACCTGAGCCTTGTTAGCTTGAACAGCAGTCTTGCCCTGTTCAATCTGAAGTTTCTGTGCCTCAATCTGCAGCATCTGTTGCTCAGGAGTCATTGGACCTCTGGCAGCTTGTGCGTTAGCCTGTAAGATTTGCTGTGCAGCCTGTGCTTGAATCATGTCAATAGATGTCGGGTCAAATGCAACAGCGGCTTGAGCCTCTGGGTTTTGCATTGCTTGATTGTACAGACCCATCATCTGTTCTTTGTACTGTAACAACATATGTTCAGAAATGTTTGCAGACAAGGCAGCGGCTAGTTTTTTAAACACTGGGTTCTTTTGATTCATAGGGTCTTGCATGAAAGAAGTCTTAACACCAATATGACCTTGGTGGTTCTGCCCTTCAAATGCTTTGATTGGCTTACCTTCTCCTGCAACAAGAATATCAGTCATAGGGTCGTGAGGCTGTGCTTCTTCTTTAACAGGCATTAGTCTATCAATGTCAGGAACATTGGCTGTTGTTAAAAGCATTCTGTTAATAGCTTCCATGTCAAACATGCCTGGCTCTGATTGTTGAGCAATCTGCTGAACCATCTGGATAAGCATCATGCGCTGAGCATTCGAAGGAATGTTAGGGTCAGACACTGGTATAATATCTACACGGCCATCAAAGTCTTTCTTAAATACCTTCTCAGAAATTCCAGGGAGGTCATAAGGATATTCAGATGGCAGGTACTCGTAGTCAATACGAGCCAAGATTTTAAACTCGTCTCCCTGTGCTTTGTGTAGTCTCTTGTGGATTGAAGAGAAGAACTTACTTGAAGCTTCTAACAATGCCAAGGTTGTACCAACGGGACCATAGCCACCGCTGTCTGCAATTACTTGTTCGGTGCTGTCAGCAAACTTCTGACCTGTCTGCGTTACAAAGGTAAGCATGTTGAACAAAGTCTGCGATGGTTCTTTGAAGGGCAGTGGGATAATAGACTTAGACAAGTCCATGCCTGTTGCTTCTACTTCTTTAAATTCCCCTGGCGCAATAGGGTCGTTATCTCCGACCATACGGACGCCCTTAGCTTTGAAACCCCCTGGTAAGTTAGCGAACTGGCCAGCATCAAGTAGGCTGCGCATTGCAGCAGTAGCAGACATAGTAAGATTGCCAAGGAAGTGAATAAGACCCAAGCCGTAAAAACCAAAACCAGGAACATATCTGTAGTGCGTGAAGTGCATCTTCTTGACATACTTATCGTCTCCTTCTTCCCAGTTACGGCGGATAGACAATACAGCACCAGTAGTTTCTTCTACTGTTACAATGTAAGGGCAGGCAACTTTACCTGAGTGCATCTTGTCTTCTTCAATCTCTAAGTAGCAGTGTTGTTCAAGTAGTACATACTGTGGGTCGTTGTCTGAAGCAGGAGACAAACCAAGAACACTGTCCATCTTTTCAGCCATACCTGATAGTGTAGGAATACCAGCTGTAGGTAGTTCTATGTCTGCATACATTCCAGCATCTACTTGCCTAGCCAAATCCACAGGACTGCGATATATAACATGAGTGTAACGGTCTGCTCTACGAAGGTCAGTCGCATAGTAAGAAACATAAAACTGGTCAATAGGCACAAACTCGCTAACAGGACGGTCAAGACTTGCATCATAATAAACTTTCTTAAAGGCAGAACCAATAAGCGGTAGGTGGAAAAGCATACGCTCAAACTCGTCATAGTATTCAGGCATCTGTGTTGTGACCTGATAGTTCATAAAGTTTTGTACACGGTTTGCTTGTTGTTGTTTCTCTAAGGTTGCATCACCTAAGACCTGAGCCTTAACTGGGCCTTTGGCAGGGAACAACTCGGTAGATGCTTTAGCTTGGAACTTGACAGCAGACTCAATCAACAGTGGGTGTACTGCAGTGGCTGCACCTTCAAACGGTTCCGTTGTATCTTCTAGCTTAAGACCAAGAAGTTCAAAGCCACGCTCGAACATTGATTCCCACTCAGAGCGAGAGTCTTTGTCAGCATGGAACTTGTCAATAACTGTGTTACCAATCTCGGCTAACTCGTCTTCGTCAATTAAGTCCACAAGGTTTTCAAAGAAGCCTTCGTTGTCACCAAGGGTAAGTTCGATTTCTACTTCACCAGCTGTACCTTCAAAGTCTACCTCAATCTCTCCCGTGTCAGGGTCAACAGAGATAACGGCATCGGCAGACGTAATGTCTTCGATGTTCATATCAATGCCTGATTCTTTTGATTTGCCTGATAGGTCGTATGGATTACGTTCAGTTGCCATTTACTTTTGTTCCTTGTTAATTACTTGGAAGAATATCATTGAGCCTATTATACACTTAAGTGCGCCAGTATCCAACCCTCTTTTGTCTTCTTGGATTATAATCGTCTTCCCAGCTTGGGTCTTCGTTATGGGAGACATGCCAAGAGTCACGCATATAGTGGATAGCCATGGTCATTGCATCGACTTGGTCATCGTGTGCGCCATTGGGAAAGGCTAGTGCTTCATCGAATAAATCCTTTGCCCACTCCTTGCCTTTCGGGATGTAGACACGACCCGACTCCATAAGAGGCGTAGCGGCATAGACACGTGATACCTTGTCCCTATCAGGAAGGTAGTCCAGAACAGGTAGTCCAGCGAGGCGCATATCCTGAAGCAACGATTGACCAGAAGCTTTCTTCTCAATGATACACACATCTGGTCTGTGTTTTTGGTATAGATGTTGTGCCGTACGGCGAAGGTCAGGATACTCGAAGCGCTCTTTAACATTGCCGAGAAGGATAAGGTTAGATATAGTGTACTCACCTCCATACTCGTCACGCTCCGACTGGTGAAAGATGCCCCAGGTTTGGATAACACTATAGTCAGCCGTCTTCTTAGTAGAGAAGGCTGTGTCATACGTCTGGATAACAAACTCACAGTGCGGCGGGTCTTCGTACTCCCACCATTGAAACCATTTCTTTTTAATAATCCCGCCTTCGTCTGGTGACGGGTTCTGCATGTATAGCGCATCCCAGTATCTACTCCCGTTACTTGCTCTAATCTCTTGCTCATCCAGCTGCAGTACTTCATCTGGCTTCCACTCAGGGAAGTATGACGAGCCTTCGGGTAAGCCCAATAGCTCTGCCGATGCCTCATCTAGCCAAGCAGGGATACTAATTACTTCCCAAGGAATACCAGAGATGTCTGACTCCTGCTTCAGTAACCAACCACACAGGTCGTCATAGTGATACCTTGTGTTGATAATAATAATGGCACCATTCGGCATGAGACGTGTACGTAGACCTGATGGCCACCAGTCCTTGATATACCTACGGCCTGCCTCTGAGAAAGAATCTTCCTCAGACATCACGTCATCCAGCAGGGCTAAGTGCGCACCACGTCCAGCAATCTGTGAACGTAC